GTTTATCGGGCCGCAGATAACAAACTTCGGTTTTCAATTAAATTACCAGCTACGTTTGATTTGTTCAAGAGAAAAGTTTCAACAGTATATCGGCAAGACCGCGCCAACCGAAGGAGACCTGATCTATTATCCAACTTCTAACTCACTATTCGAAATTAAGTTTATAGAAGACAAAAATCCTCTCTATCCTCTAGGTTCTCGTCAGTACTTTGTACTTGCTTGTGAAGCCTTTAAATATTCAAATGAAGATCTTGATGTTGGTCAGTTAGATGTTAATTCAGTGAAGCAAGAATATTACAACAACGGCGCAACAGGAATAGGTGATCCTTTTACTAAGAACAAACCTATTGAAGAAATAGCTAATGCAAACGAGGATTGGTCGGAAAACAATCCATTCGGGAAATTATAATGAACAAAAGACCGTTTTACTTTTCTTCTATTCGTAATCTAACAGCTTCTTTCGGAGCGTTGTTTAACGAGATCTATGTCCAGAGATACGACAATACAGGTAAACAGCAAAGCCTTATCAAGGTTCCTTTGTCATATGCTCCTGGTGACAAAACTGTTATTATGTTGCAGCAGAGAAATTCTCAGATACAAAATAACAGTACAGATATCAAAGTCGTTGTTCCAAGGTTGGCCTTTGAATTAACAGGTATTTCTTATGATCCTACAAGAAAAACAAACACACTGAATAAAGTAGTTTATCCAGCTCTTCCTAATATCACGTTTTTGCCTGCAGCTGTTAACACCACGAACAGCACTATAACTATCAATAATCATGGGTTATCAACTGGTAGATCGTTTGTTTATGTTCCTAGCGGAACTGTTATCGGAGGTTTAACTAGTGGAGTAAGTTATTACGCAATTAAAGTAGACAACAATACTATTTCTGTAGCAGCTACTGCAGCTGCTGCTAATGAAGGTTCAAAAATTACTCTTGCTTCTGTTGGTACAGGAACCGTAACGCTTAAGTCTCCGTTTTCTTATCAATATAACCCTATTCCTTATAATTTTGACTTTACTCTTTATGCCTTTGTTAAGTATATTGACGACGGTCTTCAGATTATCGAACAAATCGTACCTTACTTTACCCCGTTCTATACAGTTACTATGAACGATATCCCAGCCCACGGAGTAAAGAGGGACGTTCCGATTTCTTTGACTTCTATCACGTCTGAGGATCAATATCAAGGGGACGTAGCAGACGATAGAATTATTACGTGGACTTTAAATTTTACAGCTGCTGGTTGGGTCTATCCTCCTGTTAAAGATTCCGCTGGTGTTATTAAGGATATTGATGTTAACTTTATTAACTTTAATAACGAACAGGTACTAGCTACAGTTAATATAGTAGTCGATCCTCTTACTGCTAATAAAAACGAACAGTATGATATTATCACGACTATAACGGAAGGAAACTAAATAAGCTATATGGCTGGGATTACTAATCTAACAATCGAAAAGGGTGCAAACTTTGATGTAACAATCACATTAAACGACGCATCGAACAATCCAATCGACCTCACTGAATACACAGCTTCAGCTAAGATGCGGAGTTCTCTTTACAGTCAAAGTGAAATATACGATATAACTTGTTCAATTGTTGCCCCTGCCGCCAACGGGAATATTAGATTGCAGCAAACATATCAATATACTTCTAACATTAAACCTGGTAGATACTTTTATGATGTTCAAATTTTCGATTCTGAAAATAATATTCTAAAAAGAGTTCTAGAAGGAATTGTTATAGTAAACCCTTCTGCTGCTATATATGAAGGAGCGACTGGAATAATCGCAGGGGCAACTGGTTATGATGGAATGAATTTTAATGTCGGTGCAACCAGCTTTTTAAGGCTGCGCTAAAAGAAAGGGCGTTAAATGTCACAAAGATACATCGTAAAAGTTTCAGACCTTACTTCTACAGTTTCAGGTAAACAAGGGTCGACTGGTTTTGCTGGAGCAACAGGTGTAGGAGCAACTGGTGTAGGGGCCACTGGGTTTACTGGATCCACTGGATTTATTGGAGCAACTGGTGTAGGAGCAACTGGTGTAGGGGCCACTGGGTTTACTGGATTTACTGGAGCTACTGGATTTGCTGGAGCTACTGGTGTAGGAGCTACTGGTGTAGGAGCTACTGGCTTATTTGGAGCAACTGGGTTTACTGGAGCAACTGGGTTTACTGGAGCAACTGGTGTAGGAGCTACTGGCTTATTTGGAGCCACTGGGTTTACTGGGTCTACTGGATTCGATGGATCTACTGGGTTTACTGGAGCCACTGGTGTAGGAGCCACTGGATTTACTGGGTCTACTGGATTCGATGGATCTACTGGGTTTACTGGATCTACTGGGTTTACTGGGGCCACTGGATTTACTGGGTCTACTGGATTCGATGGATCTACTGGGTTTACTGGATCTACTGGGTTTACTGGAGCCACTGGATTTACTGGGGCTACTGGATTTACTGGGTCTACTGGATTCGATGGATCTACTGGATTTACTGGGTCTACTGGATTCGCTGGTTCAACTGGATTTGTCGGTGCCACAGGTGAAACTGGTCCGCAGGGTAGTCAAGGGATCCAAGGTGAATTTGGTGCCACTGGATTTACTGGCTCTATAGGATTTACTGGTGCCACTGGATTACAAGGTAAATTCGGTTCAACTGGATTTACTGGATCTACAGGATTTGATGGTTCGACTGGATTTACTGGTGCTACTGGTACTCAAGGTGTTCAAGGCGAAATTGGCTCTACAGGGTTAATTGGTTCTTCAGGCTTTACTGGTTCGACTGGATTTATTGGAGCAACTGGTTTTACGGGTGCCACTGGTGAAATAGGTCCACAAGGTATCCAAGGCATTCAAGGCGGACAAGGAGCAACTGGATTTACTGGCTCTACTGGAGTTCTTGGCTCATCTGGATTTACTGGATCTACAGGATTTACTGGCTCAACTGGATTTACAGGTGCTACTGGTGAAACTGGTTCACAGGGCGAATATGGCGCTACAGGATTTGTAGGCGCTACAGGTTTGACGGGATCGACTGGTTTAACTGGTTCTACAGGCGAAATCGGTCCTCAGGGTATTCAAGGTGAGTTCGGATCAACTGGATTTACAGGTGCTACTGGATTTACAGGAGCTACTGGTATTCAAGGTATTCAAGGTGAGTTCGGTGCTACTGGATTTACAGGTGCTACTGGATTTACAGGAGCTACTGGTATTCAAGGTATTCAAGGTATTCAAGGTGAGTTCGGTGCAACTGGATTTACAGGTGCAACTGGTGAAACTGGAACACAAGGCATCCAAGGCATTCAAGGCGGACAAGGAGCAACTGGATTTACTGGATCTACAGGGTTTACAGGTGCTACTGGATTTACAGGTGCAACTGGATTTACAGGTGCAACTGGTGAAACTGGAACACAAGGCATCCAAGGCATCCAAGGCATTCAAGGAGAACACGGAGCAACTGGATTTACTGGCTCTACTGGAGTTATTGGCTCAACTGGATTTACTGGATCTACAGGATTTACTGGCTCAACTGGATTTACAGGCTCAACTGGATTACAAGGTGAGTTCGGTGCTACTGGATTTACAGGAGCTACTGGTGTTCAAGGAATATTGGGCGCTACTGGATTTATAGGAGCAACTGGAGAAACTGGTATACAGGGCATCCAAGGAGAATTTGGTTCTACTGGATTTACTGGGGCAACAGGTGCTATAGGGCCTACTGGGCCAGCAGGCGCTACTGGAATAGCTGGCGGTATAACTTATAACGTAACTAATTCTGGTGCAGGTGCTTATGTGATTGCTGGTAGTAATAATCCAACTCTTACATTAGTAAAAGGATTTACTTATTATTTTACAATCAATGCAGCGGGACATCCTTTTTGGATAAAGACAGTTTCATCAACAGGTACAGGTAATCAATATAATGATGGTGTAACTAATAACGGCGCTGCTAGCGGAACAATCACTTTTACTGTACCATTCAATGCTCCTGCTACCCTATACTATATTTGTCAGCACCATGCATCAATGGCAGGAACATTTATAATTGCTGATACACTAGCAGGTGCCGTTGGTTCTACTGGCTTAACTGGGACAACAGGAAATACAGGTGCAACTGGATTTACAGGAGCTACTGGTATTCAAGGTATTCAAGGTGAATTCGGTGCTACTGGATTTACAGGAGCTACTGGTATTCAAGGTATTCAAGGTGAATTCGGTGCTACTGGATTTACAGGAGCTACTGGTATTCAAGGTATTCAAGGCGAGTTCGGTGCTACTGGATTTACAGGAGCCACTGGTTTAGATGGTAATAATGGTAGCATCGGATCTACTGGGTTTACAGGTTCTACAGGAATAGGAACTCCAGGTGCTACTGGCCCAGAAGGTTTTACAGGAGCTACTGGTACTGCAAGTTCAGCTGCTTACACATACTATACAGCTAGCTTTACTGCTTCATCTAATGATTATTATTGGTTGGGTGCCACTGGTATTACAGTTACACTCCCTGCTTTACCAGCCAAAAATGATTTCGTTGGGGTTGCTAATGGTTCCACTGGTCCATTAAATAATTGCGTTATTGGAAGAAATAGTCAAAGAATTATGGGATTAGCTGAGGATTTAATAATCAATCGAACACATTTTGCATTTAAATTAGTTTATCATTTCGGTGCAACTGGTTCGTGGAATTTAGGCGTCTAGAATTGGAATAAATAGAAGCATGATATGGCAATAAATTTTCCAATGGAAAATAGTTTATTATGTTGACAGGAGCGGAGCAAGAGTCAATAATAACACTACTCGTGCTGGTGGTATTGTTTCCGTAGGATATGTTCGTTTTATCTACAATCACGAAAAAAACTTATGTTTTAATCATATACTAAATATCTTTGTATTTGAGCTTGAAAGGTTTATAATAATAATAAGATGCGTTTTCATATTCTTGGGCTCCCCCATACTGTAACTAACTCCGAATATACAGGCTGTGCTTATACACAAAAGGTATTAAAATTCGGTAAAATGATGAAGGCTCGTGGTCATGAGATTATTCACTACGGTCACGAAGATTCCAATCTGATCTGCGACGAACACGTCACAGTAACTACAAATAAAGACTTACAAATTGCCTACGGTAATTATGACTGGCGTAAGAACTTCTTTAAGTTCGATATGAACGATCACGCTTACCAAACCTTTTATACTAACACAATCCGAGAAATCCAGAAGAGAAAACAGAAAAACGACTTCCTACTTCCGTTCTGGGGTTGGGGGCACAAACCAGTCTGTGACGCCCATCAAGACACAATTGTTGTTGAACCAGGTATCGGCTACGCCACAGGTCAGTTTGCTCAGTGGCGCATCTTTGAATCCTACGCTATCCGATCGGCTGTAGGCGGTCACGAGGCTGTTGGGACGTGTAAAGAGAACTGGTATCACGTGGTTATCCCCAACTACTTTGATCCAGCAGAGTTCGAGTTCTCTCAGGAAAAAGAAGACTACTTCTTGTTTATGGGTAGAATCTATCCAGGAAAGGGCATCGATGTTGTTTGGCAGGTTTGTGAAAAGCTTGGGTTAAAATTAAAAATAGCTGGTCAAGGTGACTTAACAGAGTTCGGTTACAGAGAAATTCCAGGTCAAATCGAGAAGATCGGTTATCTTAACTCAACCGATCGTAAGAAAGTTCTATCAAAGGCTAAAGGTTTCTGGCTTCCTTCAATGTTTAATGAGCCATTTGGTGGTGCATCTATTGAAGCTTTATTCGCTGGTTGCCCTATTATCACTACCGACTGGGGTTCACACGCAGAGAACAATCTTCACGGTGTTACAGGCTACCGTTGTCGAACGTTTGAGCAGTTCTCGTGGGCCGCAAAGAACATCGACAAAATTAACCCGAAGGATTGTCACGACTGGGCGACAAAAAACTTTACGCTCGACCGCGTTGGCGACATGTACGAAGAATACTTTCAGATGGTTTTGGACGTATATACTGGAAAGGGTTGGTATCAGGAACACCCTGAACGCACTAACCTCGATTGGCTAAAACGCCACTACCCCGAGGGGATTCTAAAATAAGAATACAAACTTATGAATATTATAGAATTCCGTTACGTTAACAATTCTGATAAGTTTGATGATTCTTATCCTCACTGGTCCAGAAAGTATGAATACCCGACTGTGATATCAGAAATTAAAAGGAGGTTACCAGAGTTAAGTTTTTCTCCTAAGATCCACAATTCTTCATGGGGTTTTGATATTGAACACCACACAAAGTTTAAGAATAATTTGGAAAGAGAGTTCTTTCCTCATAATGTTACCAATAGTGACATTGTTTTAAGTGGCGCACCTAATACCTGTTACCACGATATTACTCAGCCGCCGAACGAAAACTTTAAAGAACAATTTGATATCGTTCTTAATATTTCTGCTTTAGAAGAGATAGCAGGAAACCACGACGACTACCTTGATAATCTTTATGCGCAGGTCAGACCAGGAGGTTATTTGATCTGCACCTTTGACTATCCAGGCTTGAGGTTAAGTAAAGAACGTATGAGTCTGTTGGTTCCTCCGATTAACACAAACAAAATTGGTATTGACTTTGACTTCTGGTTTGGTAGAGCCGAGTTAAACGTACTTTTATTCATTGCAAAGAAAATATGAACATCCAGAATTTCTTAAAAACAAATAATATTAATGGGTTTCATAATAACGGCGGGACTGATAAGAACACTGAACACTCCTACTGCGATATCTATCAGAGTTTCTTTAATAGATTTATTCCTGCGGATTTTCCTTCTAACATCTTAGAGATAGGCACATATAAAGGAGGGTGGGCATACACAATGCACCAACTTCTGCCTAACTCTATGATCTACACAATAGACATCGAAGATAACTTTGATAAAATGCACGCTTCTAAAATGGCGGAACGGTTTGTTCCTAAACTCGCTGACGCTTATAATAAAGAAGTTGTATCTTCCTTTGGTGATATTAAATTTGATCTTATTATCGAAGACGGTCCTCATACCTTTGAAACACAGAAGTGGGCTATAAAGAACTACGTGGATCTTCTTAAAGAAGAAGGATTGATGTTGATCGAAGACGTCAGAAAAGAAGAAGTTAATGAACTGTTAGAAGCAGTTCGCGCTGGTTACAATACGAGAGAGTTCGACCTTAGAAATAACAAAGGGAGGTGGGACGACATTATCATTGCTATCTCGAAAAGAGAACTTGGATGAAACTCGCTTACTGTTTAAACGTTTACGAAAACGAAAAAAGTTTAAGAAAAAACATTCAGATCATAAATGATAGTTTTAATAATCCACCGATATTTGTTGCCTCTAATGGAATAATAGTAAAAGACCTTCCTCCAAACGTTCAGTTTAAGCATTGGGGAGCTAATCAAGGTTGGCAGTTGGGTGCTTTAAATTCTACTTTGCAGGCTCTTAAAATGGCAGCAGAGAGTTTAGTGGACCCAGAGAATTATAATTTGATTTTTTGTCACGATGATGTATATCCTTGTGGTTTGTATAAGATAAATCATCTGCTCTCTTTATTATCTCAATACGACTTAATTGTTAGAAAACATACAGGTAGGTGGACTAATAATGATCCTCTTTGCCCTTATTATATGCTAGAAGATTTTATGCTTTCTGGCAGAGTTCTAAATAAGTTCAGAGATATTCCTGTTGTTCGTTGGTTAAATTATTCCGCCGAAGAAACGTTTGGTGGTATCTTATATGAGATGAAATTACATACAATGGAGATTTGTTTCTCAACAGGTTCTATTGCTCTCGCTGAAAATGAAATGGGGTTTTATCATGAAAATTATAAGTCCTGATCCTAATTACACAGGCTGGGAAATAGCACCCGAGTGTTTAGTTAAGATACAAGAGATAATCAAAGAAAAACAATTCAAGAAACTTGATATAGTAGAATTTGGTTCTGGTAAGTCGACCGAGACAATTTCTAGATTTAAACAAGAAAATAATATTCCAGGTGTAATTGATTCCTTTGATGCTGATCTAACTTATGCACATCCATTAGCAAAGATTAGACAGATTAAATCCTACGACGGAAGACCAATTCAATTTGGAAACGATTATTCTTTCTACGACCTTGAAGAAGGTGATTTAACTTCTTTGGAATACAATCTTGTTGTATTAGACGGTCATCACGGCCACGGTAGAAGTGTTGCTTGGTCGTACTTAAAAGGAAGATTAGCGAACGGATGTATTGTTCTGATAGATGACTTCGATCATTATCCTTTTGAACAAGATTTCTTAAAAGTTTTTCCAGGATCAATTTTATTAGATAAACATCACGAGTACGATAAGAGGTGGTTAATTTATGAAGTTGTTTAATGAAGAGATTATAAAATTCTATGAGATGTTAAAGAGCGATAAGAAGTTTTCTATCGCTCGTTATGGCGACGGCGAGATGATCGCGATGCGAGGAGAAACAATCTCTTCTGGTTACGGTGAATGGAATACCAACGGAGAAGATCCGCGTTATTCGATTGCCAGAGAATATCTAGAAACCTCTTTTAAGTTTAAAGATCCAGGGTATTATGTTGGTATTGTCTGCCCTTGTTGCCAAGGAATGGATAACTTTAACAAGATGAAACAAGAGTCAGGACAAGAAGACTCTCAGTTGACTTATGCTAATATTTTTGTAAACTCGAACTACGAATTCTTTGTCCAGAACTTTATTCCTCTGTTTACAAATAAGCAGGTAGTCTTAGTTGCGAACAAAACTTCACAAGTTCAGAACTTACCTTTTTCTGGTGGGTTCATTCCTGTGGAGTACGACGCATGGGTGAAAAACTTGGATCTAGTTGATATTTTAGAACGATCTAATACAACGGATAAGCTGTATCTTTTCGCTTGTGGCCCTTTAGGAAAGATCCTCGCACAGCGCCTATGGGCTGTTAATAAGAACAATACTTACTTGGATATTGGTTCCACTCTGCACCCTTGGTTGCGATCGGATATAAATATAAGGGGTTACTACACAACAGACCCTTTCTGGAAAACTAAAATTTGTAATTGGGGTTGATAATGAACGACATCACAGTAGTATTGAATGGATACCGAAGGCCGCAGAATCTACAGAAACAAGTAGATGCTGTCTTAAACCAAACCGTAAAACCAACTGATATTTTTTACTGGCAGAACTCGATGCCTGGAGTTGAATACGACATTCAAACAGCAAACTCCAACTGTGTCTCTGCCTTTTCCTCAGTAAACTTTGGCGTTTGGGCGAGATTTGCCTTTGCCTTAAACGCAAGAACGAACTGGGTTTGTGTATTCGATGATGATACAATCCCAGGAACTAAGTGGTTCGAGAACTGCCTAGAAACTTACAAAACCAACCCAGGTTTACTCGGAACGATCGGTGTGATCTTTAACCACGCTGACTATGGTGCAGAACGCAGAGTAGGATGGGATAATCCAAACGAAACAGTAGAAAAGGTTGACATCGTTGGTCACAGCTGGTTCTTCCACCGCGATATGTTGTCGGTTCTTTGGAGAGAACTTCCTCCTATTGATCATGCCTATCACGTTGGAGAAGACATTCACTTCTCTCACATGATCCAGAAGTATACACCCTATGCTACTTGGGTCCCGCCTCATCCTGTTTCTGATAAGGAAATGTGGGGATCTCTAGAAGGTTGGAGATTAGGTGGTGATGCTGTAGCAACTGCAGGTAACGGAGGTATTCCAGCAATGGCTAAGTACCTTCGTAGAGCATATGACAATGGCTTTCAATTTGTACTAGGTGATAAGGTTCAAAAATACTAATGAAAAAAGTTCTATTCTACACCCAAAACCGCTGGGCATACGGCAGCATACATCATGGGCTTTGTAAAGAACTATACAAGCACGGTATTCTAGCTAATCTTTTAGACTGGCGTTTAGAAATAACTCCTCAGGAATGGCAACTCTTGAATGAGTCCTATGACTTATTTGTTACTAATCCTGAAGCAGTTTTAGCTCTGGCTAACTGCGGAATCCCGTTAAAAAAGATAGCCACTGTTGCGCACGGTCAGTGGGATATGCTCTTGGCTCAAAAAGAATCAAATAATCTGGACTTCTATCCTCATCTGTATAAGTTCGGCGTTGTTTCAAACATTCTAAAACAGAAGTCAGAAGAGTTTAATATCTCAGTTAGAACACCTGATGTAGTGAAGTTTGGTGTTCACTTTGATATGTTTTATCGCAAGCCTTCAGATAGACTACAAAATATTGGCTACGGTGGAGCTAGAACTACTCAGAATTTTTTTGGTATAGAAATTAAACGAGCACACCTTGTTTCTTCCGTGATTCAACAAACCCCGCTAAAAACAGTTGATCACAACTTCTATAACTGGTTATGCATGCCCGCATACTATGCAAAATTAGACGCGCTAGCTGTTTCTTCTATCGAAGAATCTGCTGGTTTACCTTCTATGGAAGCGGCTGCGGCTGGTCGTTTAGTTCTTTCTACTCCTGTCGGGTACTTTGAAGAACACGGACCTAAAGGCGGTGGTGTTGTACTTCCGTTACCAGAAGAAGAATACTGTAAATCATTGTACGAGAATCTAGCTCACTTCTATAATAACCCAGAAGAATATAAAAAGAAGTGTATCCAGATTCAAGACTATGCCAGAGAACATTATGACTGGTCTAAGCATATTGAAGGTTGGGTCAACTTCTTGTCATGAAACTAGCTTTTGTATTTTTGAAAAAATTACAGAGATTATCAAGATTGTGCCTCTTATTCTGAAGTCACAAATAATACAAATATTTCTTTTACAGAAAACTTTTCTTTTACGATAAGAATATTAGTAATATTAGTCGCAGCATAAATATTAAATATGAGCGACCAGAAATTAACACAAGTGTTTGATTTAACTCCAACACAACCGTCAGAGATTGTTCTTACACCTGTCGCTGATAATAACGAAGAAGATATTAAAAAAGCCAGAGAAGTTCATCATGATCTTTTAAATAAATCAAAGGACGCTCTGGATAACCTCTTGGATTTCGCTAAAGCATCAGAATCACCGAGGGCATACGAGGTAGTATCTAACCTTATAAAGACTACATCGGAAGTGGCGAAGACCTTAGTTGAGTTGAACAATTCGAAGAAAGAAGAGCCTAAGACGCAGAACAACACTCAGAACAATATATTTGTGGGTTCTACTGCTGAGCTTCAACAGCTGATAAAAAATGGCAAACTTGATAGAGAATAAAAAGCCATATTACTTAAATCCTCTAATTAAGAAAACTGATTTACCAGAGAACTACACAGAGGATCAAGTAAAAGAATATCTGCGTTGTTCCCAAGACCCTGTATACTTCATTGAAAAATACGTCAAGATCAATTCACTCGACGAAGGCTTTATTCCTTTTAAGTTACGCGGATATCAGAAAAGTTTGATTGAGGCTTTCCACAGAGAAAGAAGAGTAATCCTTCTATCACCTAGACAGTCAGGTAAAACAATTACTTCTGCGGCCTATGTGCTATGGTATGTATTTTTCAACCCAGACAAAACCGTAGCTATCTTAGCAAACAAGGCTCCTATTGCCAGAGAAATCCTAGCAAGAATTGTTGCTGCTTACGAGACTATCCCGTTTTTCTTACAACCAGGTGCTAAGGTATTAAATAAAGGTTCTATTGAGTTGGGGAACAAATCAAGAATTATTGCTTCGGCCACATCCTCAACAGCAATCAGAGGTTATTCAATCAACCTTCTTCTGTTAGACGAATTCGCCTTCGTTGAAAACGCTGAAGAATTCTTTAAAAGTACGTTTCCGACTATCTCTTCAGGTAAGGAAACGAAGATTGTTATCTCATCAACTCCGAATGGTTTAAATCTATTTTACAAACTCTTCACAGAAGCACAAGCGAAGAAGAACGAGTTCTATCCATTTAATATTGAATGGCATCAAGTTCCAGGTAGAGATGAGAAGTGGAAAAAAGAACAAGAAGAAATCTTAGGAGAACACGGATTCAGGCAGGAATACGGTAACGAGTTCTTGGGTTCTTCCAACACACTTATTTCTGCAACAGGACTGAGAGAATTAGTAGCAGCACCTGTTATAAAACCAGATCAGAAATCTACGCAAGTTCATCCACCGTCTCACGATAGAGCCTATGCTTGTATGGTAGACGTAGCTGGAGGAAATCTTGGCGATTATTCGGCAATAACTGTCGTCGATATTACAGACAATAAATACAAAGTAGCGTACACGTGGAAGTGTAATCAAACTAGACCATATGATCTCCCACAAAAAATTGTAGAGATTTGTAATCGTTACAACAAGGCTTATTTGATTATCGAGAGAAACGCTATGGGTTCAGGTGTAGCGGACCTTTGTTGGAATGATTATGAATACGACAACATAGCTTCTACGTCGATTGACGGAAAGAAACAGGTCGTCTCATCAGGATTCTCGAGGTCATCTTTGCTTGGTGTGGAAATGACGAAGACGGTAAAAAAGATTGGTTGTACAGTTCTAAAAGGATTAATCGAAGAAAAGAAACTCACGGATTTGACTGAAGAGCAGATCTTAGAGCTTTCAAATTTTATTGCTAAGAACGGGTCGTTTATGGCTTCCAATGGAAACAACGACGATCTTACTATTAATTTGGTTATGTTTGGTTGGTTAACAACCCAGATGTATTTCAAGGAGTTAATCGGGATACCTGGAGGATTGGTTATAGAACCAGATAGTCCTCCTTCCTTAGTTGGTATAAATGGTCTCGACGAAGCTTCAGAAGACGTGACTTGGCTGCTTTCTTGAAAATAGCAATTTTATAAATAATGGTTGTATATTAAATCTTTACTATTCATCTAAGGAGAAAAAACATGGCATTTCAAGTAAGCCCAGGAGTAAACATAAGCGAGATCGACCTAACAACGGTCGTCCCTGCCGTTGCAACTTCAGTCGGTGCAATCGCTGGACCATTTCAATGGGGACCAGTAAAAGAAATTAAGACAATCGCTAATGAAGTCGAACTGGTTGAAATGTTTGGTAAGCCAAACAACGACACGGCCAATAACTTCTTTTCAGCTGCAAACTTCCTCTCATACAGCGGCAATCTAAAGGTTGTCAGAGTTGTAGGCTCTGGTGCATTAAATGCATCAACAGGTGCAACAGGCTTCCTAGTAGAAAACGAAACAGACTATGAACAGAATCATTATTCTGGTATTTCAGGAACAACTTGGATTGCCAGGTGTCCTGGTGCACTCGGAAACTCCTTGAAAGTATCTATTGCTGATGCCGCAACATACAGCACCTGGACCTACAAGAATAATTTTCAAACAGCACCTGGGACATCAAATTACGCTGCCAAGACTAACTCCTATGCCAATGACGAAATCCATATTATAGTTATTGACGAAGACGGTCAGTTTACTGGAACAGCTGGAACAATTTTAGAAAAATATGCTTTCGTTTCAAAGGCATCAGATGCTAAAACCGAGACAGGCGAAGGCAACTACTATAAAGATGTAATTAACAAGAAGTCACAGTATATCTGGTGGGGCAATCATACAGCCGCCGTTAGTGCAACTGGTACTGCTTGGGGTTCAGTAATTCCTGGGGCCACTGGTTTTAAGGGTGCAACTGGTCCTATCGAAGAATCTCTTAATATCGGTGTAGATGCTAATTCACCTACTTCTGGTGATATTACAAATGGTTACGATCTGTTCCTATCAGAATCAGTTGACGCAAATTTAATTATTGCTGCAGATAATGGAGCTACAACTGTTAAACACCTTGTTCAGAACATCGCTGAAGTTAAGAAAGATTGTGTTGTATTCTTCTCTCCGCTCAAGGCTGATGTAGTAGACAATGTTGGTTCTGAAGCAGCTGATCTCGTAACCTATTCACAAAGTACCGTAAATGTCAACTCTTCATACGCTTTCATGGACGGTAACTGGAAGTATCAGTATGACAAGTACAACGACGTTTATCGTTGGATTCCAAGCAACGGCGATGTAGCTGGTCTCTGTGCTCGCACTGATACAACAAATGATCCTTGGTTCTCGCCAGCTGGTTATAACCGTGGTGTAATCAAGAACGTTACAAGGATTGCTTGGGACGCTACAAAGGCAGAACGCGACACGATCTATCAAGCTGGTGTCAATCCGATTATCTCTCAGCCAGGAGTTGGAACTGTTCTATTTGGTGATAAAACAGCTCTGGCTAAACCTTCTGCTTTTGACAGAATCAATGTTCGTAGATTGTTCATTGTTCTTGAAAAGGCGATTGCAACTGCTGCTAAGTTCTCTCTCTTCGAACTAAACGACGAATTTACACGTGCTCAGTTCGTTGGTCTAGTTGAACCTTTTCTACGAGATGTAAAGGGCAGACGCGGTATTATTGACTTTAAGGTTGTTTGTGACGAAACAAACAATACTGGGCAGGTCATTGATACCAACTCGTTTGTTGGTGATATCTATATCAAGCCAGCGCGCTCGATCAATTTTATCCAGCTAAACTTTATCGCTGTTAGAACAGGCGTTGAATTTAGTGAAATCGTTGGAAAGTTTTAAGGTTCGGGGGAGTTTTTACTCCCCCACAACCTTTATAAATATCTAAGAGATAAGAGGAAACAACAATGGCATTTAATCTACAAAACTTTAAAGGAGCTCTAATCGGAGAAGGCGCAAGACCAACTCTGTTTGAAGCGTTTATCAACTTTCCAGACGGCGGTTTAGCAGATCGTAACTTCTCGTTTACCTGCCGCGCCGCTCAGCTACCTGGTAAGACAATTGGTGTGATCGAAGTACCATACTTTGGTCGTAAGGTTAAGGTTGCTGGCGACCAGACATTCGCTGAATGGACAGTCACTGTAATCAACGACGAATCGTTTATTACAAGAAATGCATTTGAGAGATGGATGAGTAGTATCAACCAACACGCTGGAAACATCAGAACAAATCCTGATTATACAGCTAATGCTGAT